GAAGTTTTGCGAGATAGCGGGCTCTTTCTTTTTGAAAGCGTTTTTCAAGATGGATAAAAGCTTCATCGGTCGTTAATTTTTTAATGTCCGCGAGTTGGTCGAAAATTACTAGGTCTGTCATGAGGACTGTGGAATTGGATCAAGAATAGCACCACACCCAGAGGCTGTTCGTATAATCAACTTACCACCACTTATGGGGGTATTTTCACTGTTCGTGTGAGTAGTTATAGTCAGGGACTTAGACTCTCCGGAGCTATATTGAGAAGTTCGGGCGGTAGGATTCGGGTTTTCAGTTGAGGTTAAACCCGTTTCGGAATCATAATATACTATAACACCCTCCGATGCTCCGGCATAAATCGATGAACTTTCGGAAATATTCTCGAACAGAGGATGAAACCCACCGGGTAAATACTCCGTATTATCAAGTATAGTAGATACTTGATAAGCTGAGTGCCCCGAGCTTCTATCGACTGTTTCGGTAAACTGAATACCAAAATTAGCCACAATTGGGTTAAGAATAAACTGAAACGCGCTGTGATCAGTTACAAATATAACCCCACCACCACCATCTACATAATCGAGCAGACCTTGAATGAAGTTTTCACTTAACCAAGGTGAGTTGCCCGACACTGCATCGGTTCCTGTATAGATTATAGTGTCGAACTGATTAAAATACTCCAAATAACTTGCCGCAGTTTCACCGCTATCGTTCGATTGAAGCCAGTCATAGTGGCTTCCGTCAGCCGTTTGATCTTTAAAATATGTGAATGTTTTACCTAATGCCTCCACAACTCCCGAAAAATTTCCGGCAAACATGCTGATTGGATATACGAACTTACCTCGCTGAGAATCGTCATTGAAGAACATGACATTGTTTTGTTGGTTTGAAACTCGACTCGTATACTTTATCGAATTGGCTAGATAGGGGATGTGACCGGGCACATTAGAGGCGTACAAATCTTGTGCGTAAGAAGAATTCCACCTATTTTCAAAGTTTAAAAATTTTGGGAAACCCGTATCAAAAACTAATCGACCACCCATCTCACCTGTTTCCGGATCGTAAGCACGGCTCTCACCAACAGCGAGCCATAGATTTCCAAACTGATCGTTCGCGATTGGGCGCACCAATCCGCGGATATTGGAGTTGTCTATATCTTCAGACACAAAAACAGCTTCATTTGGAACATTTGTAGTAACGGTGAGTGTGTAAGTACCATCTCCGTTAGCAGCGCGGGTAGACGTAAATTCAGTACAGGGATCGGTGTGAGCACTTGCGATGTTGGAATATACCGTAAACAAACCTTGTGCAGTTACCCGCATATAATAGTTTTGTTGACCGGTTAACTCGGTGTATAATTTTGTGCTTAGAGTACTGGATAAGGTCTCAGTATTGACTACATTTGCATCAAACTCAGTATCGCTAGTTGAAAGCTCATAGGTAAATGAAGTGTATTCCTCCAAGTCCCCGTCATATGTTATAGCCCATGACAAGGCAGTGTAATCAATATATCCAGGGGTGACATTAATTGCTAACGGCGGGATCACTACTACGGCAGTATCGATAAGATCGCCCGGACCTAGCCCTAAGTTATTACTTGAAAAAATCCCGTATGTGAAGGTGCCAGGATCTACATCTTCATCAACATATGTTTGAGTGACATTTGGAGCTGTCATTGGAACAGAAGCCAACAGCTCGCTATCTTCAATAAATACCGCGTAATTTTTTTCCGTATAATCTTCGGCTATTTTAAAGATCTTTAACTCTTTAATTCCTAAACTACTGGGAGGGTTCTCCCAAGTTAAATTAACATCGGTCATGAGTATTCTACAGTTGCGACCAGATTATCTGGGCCGATAACCGGCACGGTTGGGGGACATACTTGAAGCTTTTTAAGAGAAGGGGTTCGCCAGTCTTTTACGATAGAATCCAGAAATCCATCACCGTTAACATCGCAATGCTCAACCTTGATTGAATTAGAACCGCGATTCTTACGGTACTCAATCCATTCCTCTGAATATTTGAGAATCCGTTTAGGCTGAAGGTTGCCCTTTATGTTACGATATTTTCTCACCCCTGATATTGATTCGCACCCTGTGGGTTACTATTACCCATGCCGGCGGTTGCTGCGGAAACTCCATCCTTTGGCTCATTGGCATTCTCCATGGCCGATGCATTATCACCAAGCATCTTGGCAATTTCTGCTTCGCTCTTTGGATCGGGCGGTGCTTCCTGAGGTAATAATTCATCCGTTCTTTCAAAGCCCATGGCATCGAGGATGCGCTTGAGCATAGGACGAATGAACGGACGCATTTCGGGAGGTGATTGGAAATATCTGTCCTGTGTTTGCAATGCGAGATTTGCTTTCTCAATAGCCCTTTGGCCTTGGTCCTGCGACAGGATGACTCTGGTATTTATACCAATGTTCCTGATCGCTTCCGGGGTCATTACACCAAAGGCTCGGACATCACCTTCCATGTATTCAAATACTTCTTCCTCGTCCATCGTTGCCATGGATACCTGAACGAGCTTGGTCAAATGCTCCTCGAATCCACGAACGATTCTGCGCATCCAGCGACGACCAATCTTAGAAGCTTCGCGCAAGGTTGCTTCGACTCCGGTTGCTGTATTAGCAGGAGCCAATGCCTGATAATCACCCTGTGCCATATTGGAAACTCCCAGCCAGAGCTGAACAATTCCAAATATAAAATCGATCAGTTCCTGAGTGCGTACATCAACATTTGGAATCGCAGAGAATTGTAGAAAATCATCAATGTTATATTGATCCTTTAATTCAAAGATCTTACCAGCATGGAGTTCTACATCCTCCGGCTCATCCTCTACGGCCTGCGGGTTAACACCTATGACCGGATTGGCTGCGAGTTCATTCCGATAGCTTTGGGAATTAAATTGTTTATCAACATATTCCTGAAAAGATCTGATTCTTTCAGGCAAGCTACGACCGCACCACCGATTTCTTTCCTTACCGATGGATACGGCCGTATACGGAATCCTGTTGTCGGGGGTAAGCTTTGCCACAAATTCGTAATAAATTGGTTTCTCAGTCTCCGGATCTATGAATACACAGAATTCCTGAGGCTGGCCCGTTCCAAGAACATCTCTTTTTATCCAACATTCAAGAACCTGAATGCTCGGATTTTCCTCATTATCAAAATCAAGATTTTCCACACGATCCTCATTCTTTTCGATCGGACTTCTTGGATTAGCATCCTTGTTTACCAAGTTGTAAAAATCACCAAAGGATAACCATTCACGCTCAAGAAACATGCTATTCGCCCAACGCATATCCTTATCGTACATTTCCACAATGATATCGGATGAATCCAGAGACTCGGAGGTCGTGGGGCAGAGGAAACGGTCGGAATCTATGACCTCCGACCTGGGACCTTTGTACTTTACCTGTTGGGTCGGAACTCCTTGGGGTAATGGTTGAAATTCGTGGACACCGGGTATCATCTGAAAGCTTGGATCTGTTGCCAAGCGCATCTCAGTCTCTCCGGTCATCGGGTTCATTTCAGGAATAAATTGTGCCTCCCCTTCAATGATTGGACCTTCTCCGGGAATCTCTTCAAATTCTCCGCGTTCATTATTGAACAGTCCATTTCTTTCGTAATCGTACCAGGTGGAAATTTCCTCCTTATAGGTAGATTTTAAAATCAAAGCCCGTTGGATGAAGAGATGAAGATAGGATTCTTCCAATCTTTCGCGGGTCTTGGCCACATCCTCGAGCTTCCAATTAAAATATTTATCAAAGGCTTCAGCCATTTCCTGATCGGCTGCACCCTGTGCTTCAAATTTAAAGTATGGGCTTGTGCCTGTGATCTCATCCTCAGCCCTAGCCATGAAATGGTCGACGATCAAAGATGTCATCGGAACTGACATATTGGACTGGCTGAAAATACTGTCGTACCCTACCCGATCGCTCCGGTCATTATGATAAGTCTTCCATGATATTTTATCATGCTCGATCCTCTCGCGATTGTCCTCCTTGAGTTGTTTAACTCTATCGAGCACATACTTTACGAGCTTATCCTCCTGCTTCTTGGTTAGCTTTAGATTGGTTTCCTTCATTTATGAGATTCCGAGCGATTGCGCCTGCTTGATGACCTTAACCATTAGATTTAACTCTTTCTTCTGAAGATCGTCCACCCGTTGGGTTTTCTG